AGGCGTTAGCAATCGTGCTTATGTAGTACGTGCAGATATTGACTTGGGACAATTGGTAGCAGAAGCAGCAGCTCCAGTAGGCAAGGCAGCAGATGGCACACTATGGTTAGACACAGTTTCCACAAACTTTGGTTTGTTTGAATGGAACTCAGCAGCAGCAACAGTAACTGGTGGACAGTCATTTGTAACTAAACAAGTGTCAGTTATCACTAATACAGCATTGGTATCCACTGGTACGCCTTTAGCAAGTTATGGTCAAATTGGACAGTATGCTATTGTTGCAACAACAACTTTATTAAAACTATGGTACAAAAAGCCAATCACTGACACGGCAGGCGGCACATGGGTTGAAGTTGGTAGTACTAACTGGATCAAGAGTCGTCCAACAGCAGCTGCAACACAGGCTATTACATCAATTACTCCAGGTGTTGCTAAAACACTAACTGGTGCAATTACCAGCACAACACTAACAGTTACAGTGAGTGTAACTAACGGCCCATTAGCAAATGGTGACTTACTATCATTTGTTGGCGCAACTCCTAACACATTGATCCTTGGTCAATTAACTAGTACAGCATCTTCAGCAGCCACAGTAACTTATACAAGTGGTGGAGCAAGTGGTGCTGACAACTTTAACGTAGTTAGCCCAGCCGGTTTAGTTAACGGACAGCTAATTACTGGTACAGGTGTTCCAGCAGGAACTATTATCAGTGTTGCAGCCAACACCGTTACTCTAGTAAATGCACGTACAGGTTTACCAGCACTATTAACACTACAAGCTACTGGTTCTTACAACGTGTATGCTCCAGGCGGACTTGGTACATACACAGTTAACCAAACTTATGCTAGCCCAGTATCCACAGTGGCTATGACGGTTGCAACAACTGGTCAAACACTTACCATTAACGGATCTATCGTTGGCGGTGTAAGCACAGTTAGCGCACTGGCAACAGCAATTAACAGTTCTGCTATAACAGGTGTTACTGCTTATGCAGACAGTAACAACTACTTGTATTTGTATTCTACAGGAACAGCAGTTACAGTAAGTGGTACAATTGCAAATCTTGCAGGTTGGACAAGCGGACAACAAGCATCAAAAGTGTTCAATGCTCCATCGTTGACAATTGCTCCTCACTATACACCACCAAGTTACGGTACTTACGATACTACACCACGCCCAACAGGCAGTTTGTGGGTCAAGACTACCAGTGTTAACTTGGGTGCAAACTGGGTTATCAATCAGTACAACGAAGGACAAGATTCTTGGATTAGACAATCATCGAGTTTATTTGAAAATGCTTCAACAGCATTGTCAGTACTAGATCCAGTTGGTGGCGGCGCAAACTTATCACAAGGCGCATTGTATGTGAAATACAACAATGACGAACAAAGCCCAGCATTGTCCAACTTCAAGATCTATCAAAGATCTGGCGTTGGCGCAACAAGTATTACTAGCGTGGTGTTTAAATCAACTACACTAACTAGTGGTTCCAAGTCAATGACTGTGAGCTGGAGTGTTCCAGGCAGTGCAACAATGGTTACTCCTGTAACAGTAACATTCACAGCGGCAGCGGCCATTGGTGATGCAGCAACATTTGTAGCGGCATTCCAAGCTGTTGTTCAAGACTCAAATATTTTAGCCAGTGTGGGTGGTACAACTGCTGCTCCTACAGTTACTATTAGTCACTTGACAGGTGGTGAAATTGTTATTGACGATGGCGCAGCAGGTGCATTTGCGGCCATGTTCCCAGTAGCAACTACATCAAACTTATACAACATTGCAGCTGTAATTGACTCAGTTGGTGGTGCAGATTCAACTATTTTTGTAGCAAGTTTATGGACTTCAACAGTTGACGGTTACGGATTTGTTTCTGTATCAGACACACATCCAACAACAATTCCAGCAGACCAAACATTATGGTACAACAGCGACATTACTGATGTTGACATCATGGTTAACAACGGTAGTGCATGGGTTGGTTACTTGACAGCTAGTGGTGCAAACAACTATCTAGTTGGTGGTAAAGCAGTTGTTAACGGTGGTGTTGGTGGTACTGAAACTGATCCAAATGGTCCAATTGTTGCAGCTACTAAACCTAAGAAACAAAGCGATGGCACAGCACTAGCACACGGTGACATTTGGGTTAGCACAGCAGACATTGGCAACTTCCCAATAATTTACAAGTACAACTTGGTAACAAGCAAGTGGGTATTAGTAGACAATGCTGACCAAACAACATCAAACGGAATTGTATTCCACGATGCTCGTTGGACAACAAACGGTCAAGGTTCTGCTCCAAGCACAATTAAAGACTTGTTAGTAAGCAATTTTGTAGACAGTGATTGCCCAGAGCCAGCACTATATCCAAAAGGTACATTGCTATGGAACTTACGTCGTTCAGGTTACAACGTTAAGAAATTTGTACAAAACTACATTGTTTCTGATGAATTGAATACCATGTATCAACCAACAGGCGCACCAGATGCACAAACATCTTACTATCCACATCGTTGGGTAAGCGCAGCTGCTAACCAGTTAGATGGTTCAGGTACATTTGGAACAGCGGCTCAACGTGCAGTTGTTCTAACTGGCTTATTGGCAACTATCCAAGAAAACACAGGAATCCGTCAACCAGACACAGTTATTTTCAACTTGTTAAGTTGCCCAGGATACTTGGAAACATACAGTGCATTGATTGGTTTGAATACTGACAACGGCGAAAGCGCATTTATTATCGCTGACGCTCCAGCACACATGACACCAGACGCTACAACATTAAGCAACTGGGGTAACAACACAGCAGGCGCAGCGGTAGACGGAGATGTTGGTCTAATTGCTACAAACGCTTACTCAGCTGTTTATTATCCATGGGCTTACACTAGCGATTTGATTGGCAACTTTGTTGTTGTTCCTCCAAGTCACGTGATGTTACGCACAATTGCTCTAAGCGACAATGTTTCTTATCCATGGTTTGCACCAGCTGGTGTACGTCGTGGCGGTGTAACAAACGCTAGCTCAGTTGGCTATGTTGACAGAAACAGTGGCGAATTTATTACAGTAGCATTGAACGGCGGTCAACGCGATACACTAGCAGGAATCCATGTAAACCCAATTACATATCTTGCTGGAACAGGCTTAGTAGTTTACGGACAGAAGACACGTCAGTTAGTTGCTAGCAGCTTGGATCGTATCAACGTTGCACGTTTAGTGATTTACTTGCGTTATCAGTTAAATGTGATTGCTAAACCATTCATATTTGAGCCTAACGATACAATTACTCGTAACGAAATCAAACAACAAATTGAAAAATTATTGTTAGGTTTGACAGCTCAACGTGCGTTATATGACTTCTTGGTAGTTTGCGACAAGTCAAATAACACAACGGCTAGAATTGATGCCAACGAATTACACGTTGACATTGCAATCGAACCAGTTAAATCAGTTGAATTCATCTATATACCTATGCGTTTAGAAAACACTGGTGGTGTAGCTGGACTTGGCGCATAATAGGAGAATATAAATGGCAATCGCAGCATTATCTAACTTTACAGTACCACTAGCAAGCGACCAAAGTGCAGGCTCACAGGGCATGTTGATGCCCAAGCTAAAGTATCGTTTCAGAGTAACATTTGAAAACTTTGGCAAAAGCGGTAGTACTACAGAACTTACAAAACAAGTTCAAGACTGTGGACGACCAAGTGTTAAATTTCAAAACCAAGTAATTGAAATTTACAACAGTAAAATCAACTACGCAGGTAAGCCCACTTGGGATCCAATCGCAGTTAAAATTCGTGACGACGTTACAGGCGCTGTTACAAGTTTAGTTGGCGAACAAAATCAAAGACAATTCGACTTTTTTGAACAAAGTTCAGCAGCGTCAGCTGGTGACTACAAGTTCACACTACGTATCGAAATGTTGGACGGTGGTAACGGCACTAGCACTCCAAACGTACTTGAAACTTGGGTATGTTATGGTTGCTACTTGGCTGCTACCAACTATCAAGGTCTTGATTACAAAGCTCAAGAAGCAGTGGTACTAGACCTAAGTATACAATTTGACAATGCCGTACAAACAACTGGCGGAACATTAGGAGCTGCAACTCCAGTGATGACTCCGGGCGCAAGTACATCAAGAAACGTAATGGGTTCTTAATACACAAAGTCCACTTAGGTGGACTTTTTGTTGACTGATCATTAAGTACGCAGTTAATATTTTCGATAAATATTATTATGGCATTCACATCTAATCCAACTCTAGACCCTACTAACCAGTTAAATGGCGACCAGGTTATCTTTAAAGACTACAAACATGCAGCCAATCTTTTTACGGCTGATCAGTTTAGATTATCACCTAAGAGTAATTTCTTATTCCATGTGGCATTTGGTATTAACTATGGCGCATTACAAAACGCACAGCTGGTTCAGCGTTACGGTCAAGAAATTAATATGATGGTTAAGAACATTGACTTGCCAAGTTTTACTATGGATACTGAAATATTAAATCAGTATAACCGTAAAAAAGTAGTACAATATAAGGCAAAGTACGGTGAAATAGCTGTTAAATTCCACGACGACAACATGGGTTTAATCAATCACTTATGGCAAGCGTACTGGAGTTATTATTATGCAGATGCTAGAACTGCAACTAATCCAGGTGCATACGCACGTAATGCTATGCAAAATTACAGAAGTGCAATGCCAAATCCGTACGGATTTGATAACGGTAGTTCACAGCCATTTTTTAATTATATTAAAATCTATCAAATGGCTCGTCATGAATATGTTTGCTACAAAATAATTAATCCGCTTGTTACTAGTTGGAATTATAACAAGGTAAGTTATAGTGATGCCGGTGTGCATGACTTTGATATGAAATTAGCATACGAAGCTGTAACATTCAGTGTTGGATCTGTAACTAGCGGAGATCCAGAAGGATTTGCCTTACAAGATTCTCACTACGATTTGTCATCAAGTCCATTGAAAGGACCTAATCCAGATACAACAGTGAATAATCCTAGCTTTGTTAAATCGATAGACACAACAGGACTTGCTCCTGGCATACTGGCTAATGCTATTAATTCTGTAAATGAAAATCAAAATACAAGTGGAGCATTAGGTAATATTGCCGGAGGCGTTGCTCTTGCAACAGCTGGTATTGGAATATTTAATGCGTTAGGTGGTGTTGCCGGAATTGGTAATGCAATCGGTGGAGCGATAGATGCTGTAAGTGGCGCGGTAGGTGGAGCGATAGATGCAGTAGGTGGAGCAATTGGAGATGTATCAACATCAATCGGGGAAGCTGTTGGCGGCATCTCGGATGCAATATTTCCAGGAAATGAAAATAATTCAAGCCCTGCACCTTCTGATTTAGATGACTGGTTTGGATAATATATGATAACAAATTTACCACAAGTACCCACTAGCTCAAAAAATGTAAAGACATTCTTTGATAATTTCTTTACAAAGCCTGTGAGCTTTCCCGCAGATCAAATAGATGCGGTCACTGGATTCTTTGGCAAGCGAGGATTTGATACAACTAGTGCTAGTAGCATTGCTATCACACTATTAAATCAAGCAAGAACAGAAAATGTAAATGTATTTGTATTATTAGATACAATGAAAGGTTTAACAGATGTACAGTTAAGTCAAGTAATCACACAAGTGCTAAACGCTAGCAGAGAAAAAACTAGCCTTCTAGGTTATAGAGTAAAACCAGTTACCGATACTTACGAAAGCCGAAATATCTTAGTATAATATGGCTAAATTTGCTCGCGGCAAGTTCGCAATGAAACATCCTGAAAAATATGTTGGTACCAAGGTTCCGACCTACAGATCCAGCTGGGAATGGAGTTTCATGAATTTTTGCGACAACAACAGAGCTATTCAAAAATGGGCTAGTGAAGCTGTGCAGATTCCCTACAAAGACCCACTCACTAACAGACAAACAGTCTATGTACCAGATTTTTTCATACAGTATGTGGATAAAAATGGTCGTGTATCGACAGAGTTAATTGAGATTAAACCAGCTAGTCAAAGCATACTTGAACGTGTGGGCAAAAACAAATACAATCAAGCACAATTTATTAAGAATCAAGCCAAGTGGGCCAGTGCTAGCCTTTGGTGCAAGCAACAGGGCATAAAGTTCCGAATTCTTAATGAAAATGATATATTCAGTCAGGTCTAAGCATAAGTATATTATGACCAAGAAACTCGAAGAAATTTTAAATTTACCTGAAAGCAAGAAAATTGTCAAGCAGGAAGAAAAAGCAGCTAAAAAAGCCGAAGTTGCTGAGCCGTTTATTCGCAACATAAACGAGTATGATAAAATCAGCGCAGCCTTACCGCAAGTAAAGGGATTAGGCGATGTCGGCGACCAAGAGCTAGACGAACTTGCACAAAAAGCAAAAGATGCCTATGAAGACATTATGGACTTAGGCATGAATGTTGAAGCACGTTATAGCGGACGCTTGTTCGAAGTAGCGGCTAGCATGTTGGGTCATGCTATCAGTGCCAAAAGTGCAAAACTTGATAAAAAGTTAAAAATGATCGATTTGCAACTTAAAAAACAGAAATTAGACCAAGATGCCCTTGGTGTAGATGACAGTGTTACTATCCAAGGAGACGGTGTAATTGTCACAGATCGCAACAGTTTGTTGGAAAAATTAAAGAATTTAAAATAAATACAATACTAGGATCCAACTATGAAATCATTTAAAGACTACTTAACAGAAAACAAAAAGATCTATGAATTTAAGGTCAAAATTGCCGGGGATTGTCCAAAAGACTGTGCTGCTCAGATGAAGCTGGCACTAGCCCAATTCCATGTTCAAAGTTGCAGTGCAGGCAAAAGCACACCAATACAAGAACACCAATCAGAATTTCCAGAACATAAAAATGTTGGCATGACCATTTTTGATGTGTGTACCAGTTACCCAGCAACCAGCTTGCAAATTCGTGATATGATTGCAGAACGATGCGGTATTGCACAAGCCAATGTAAAAGTTAAAAACCTTGCAGAAGAAAAAGAACATGAACTTAATCATGCCA